GAGAAATAATACCAGTTGGTGTAGGGTTGTTTTATGCAGATGCATACACTTACACTCCTTCACAAAAATATGATGTTATTTTAGTTGATTTATGGTGGGATGCTGATGATATAAGTGATGAGGAAAAAAACACGTTGTTATCTAACTATGAAAACTATTTAAATGAAGGTGGAAAAATTATATTGCCTGTTACACTTAACTCATTGTAAATTAATTTTTACTATCTTTGTCCAATAAATGTTTAACAATTTAAATTAAATACAATGGCAAAAAATTTGACAGAAGAAGAATTAAAAAGTATTCAAGATATAAATCAAAGATTTATGAATACTAAGGTAGCAATTGCAGACGCAGTTGTAAGTCAAAAACAAATGATAGAAGCTTTAGACACTATACAAGAAGAGTTTAGAGATTTAGAAAAAGGACTCACTAAAAAGTATGGAGAGAATGCGACTATCGATTTAAGAACTGGAGAGGTAAAAGACCCTGAACCAGTTGAAGAGAAAGAAGAAAAGAAAAAGTAAATGGCGAGAATAAGTAACACCTCTGCATATCCAAATGTTGTAGCTCCAACTATTACTGACTATTTAGTGTTAACTGATCAATCAGATAACTTAGTAACTAAAAGTTGTACATTAGGAGATTTACAAGATTTATATGGGGTAGATACTTTGGTTGCTCATGTTCAAGTTAATTCTGCTGAACAATTACTATTATCAACAACACCTAAAGAGTTAATTGCAGCTCCAGGAGCTAACAAAGTTATTGATGTAATGGATGTGGCTATCTATGTAGATGCTGGTTCAAGTGCATATAACTATGGAAATAACTTAGTTGTAAAGAATGGTAATGCTTATGATTTGTTTTCTATCACTGCTCAGACCGCAAACTTTGCTACAGATATTGTAAAAAAGTTTCAAATTGCTACAGGGGTATTACCACAAAACACAGCAGTCACTTTGAACACAGCCGCAAACCCAACCCAAGGTAATGGTGTGCTATACTTAAACTTATATTACCGAGTTCTCAATATTGGAACTTCATTTTAATTAAATGGACATACGAAAAATATCTATAGGAGCAGACTATAAGTCTGGTGCAATGCATTATATAGTCGGACAAGAAGTCTTGGGTGGCAAGTATGTAATCCATTTAATACAACAAGAAACAGAAGCATATAAAATTTGGATCATAAAAGGCGAAGAAGTTTTGCTTTGGAAAGAGTTCAAATATACTATGCCTGTATCGTTGGAATACAATATACACTTTTAATGAAGTCCCCCTTTTCTTTTTTAGTATCTCCTATTAATAATAGAAGATATAACAATATTAAAAAAATTGGAGATGTTGATTTTATAACAAGCGCATCTGAAGAAGACCATAAATCATCTAATAGGTTTGCTACAGTAAAAGCAACCCCCATAAATTATAAAGGAGAAATAGAAGTTGGTGACACTTTAGTTGTTCATCACAATGTATTTAAATTTTATAATGATATGTATGGAAGAAGACAAAGTGGAAGGAGTTTTTTAAGAGATGATTTGTTTATTGTTGACAACGATCAGTTTTTTCTATATAAAAAAGATGGTGTATGGAAAGGACATGATAAATATTGTTTTATAAAGCCATCTCAAAAAAAAGAAAGCTTTATAGAAAAAGGTGGCAGTATCGAACCTTTAGTTGGTGTAATTAAATATATTAACAAAGAACTTGAAGACTTAGGTTTACAAGTGGGTGATGAAATAGCCTACCAACCTGATAGTGAATATGAATTTATAATTGATGATGAAGTATTGTACAGAATGTTTACTTCACATATAACTGTAAAACTATAATGGAAACAAGAGATATTAAGTTAGAAATTATAAAAGCAGGTGAAAGAGCTGTAAGACAAATAATTAAAGTTGCAAAAGAAGAAATAATCAAACCAGATCCCGAGGATGAGTTAGCCGCAGATAGATTAAAAAATGCCGCAGCTACAAAAAAATTAGCCATCTTTGATGCTTTTGAAATACTCAAAAGAATAGAAGATGAAAAATTATTATTAGAAGGTAATGAAGTTACAAAAACAAAAACGCCTCAAGGATTTGCAGAATCACGGTCAAGATAGTTTATATACTATCATAAAAGACGTTGTTCCAAAAAATGTTATGTCTCGAAAAAATAAAGCTCGAGCATGGCAGCCTGGGTATAATGAAAAATATGATATAGTAGTTATATCTACTGATGGCACTATTGGTGATGTATATGATATCAACAATGTAAAGATAGCTTTGCCTTCTACTCCAAAACTTACTTCTAAGTTAGAAAAAACTAAACAGTATTGGAAACCACAAGAATATCCTAAAGAACTTAAAAGAGTACAAACTATATTTCAATGGCATGAAGCACCACCTCAGTTTAAAAATAAATGGGTGGATTATATTGAAACAGAGTTTAATAGAAGAGAACAAGGATATTGGTTTTTAAATAATGGCATCCCTACATATATAACTGGCACACACTATATGTATTTACAATGGACTAAAATCGATGTAGGACATCCTGATTTTAGAGAAGCTAATAGAATATTTTATATATACTGGGAAGCTTCTAAATTAGATAAAAGAAGTTTTGGAATGTGTTATTTAAAAATAAGAAGATCAGGGTTTTCTTTTATGAGTTCTTGTGAAGGTGTCAATACTGCAACTATTTCTAAAGATTCACGAATAGGTATTTTATCTAAAACTGGTTCAGATGCTAAAAAAATGTTTACTGACAAGGTTGTTCCTATCTCTAATAATTATCCTTTCTTTTTTAAACCTATTCAAGATGGTATGGACAAACCTAAAACCGAATTAGCTTATAGAGTTCCAGCTTCTAAGATTACTAAGAAAAATATGTTTGATCAAGGTGAAGAAGAATTAGAGGGTTTAGATACCACTATTGACTGGAAGAATACGTCTGACAACAGTTATGATGGAGAAAAGCTACAATTATTATTACATGATGAGAGTGGTAAATGGGAAAGACCTGAAAATATTTTAAATAACTGGAGGGTAACTAAAACTTGTTTAAGATTAGGAAGTAAAATTATTGGTAAATGTATGATGGGTTCTACCTCTAATGCATTAGATAAAGGAGGGGGAAATTTTAAGGCATTATTTTATGATTCTGATCCATCAAAAAGAAATCAAAATGGACAAACAAAATCAGGGCTATATAATTTATTTATTCCAATGGAATGGAATATGGAAGGTTTTATCGATAGATATGGTATGCCAGTATTAAAAAATCCCGAAACATATGTGGTTGGAATAGATGGAGAAAACATTTATCAAGGCGCTATTGATTATTGGGAAAATGAAGTAGAGTCATTAACTATTGATCCTGATGCACTTAATGAATATTATAGACAATTTCCTCGTTCTGAGTCACATGCATTTAGAGATGAGAGTAAACAGTCTTTATTTAATCTTACAAAAATTTATCAACAAATTGATTATAATGACTCATTAATAATGAAACACCATATGGTTCAAGGTAGCTTTCATTGGAAAGATGGCATACAAGATACTAAAGTAATTTGGACTCCAAATACAAGAGGCAGATTTTTTGTATCTTATCTACCTAAACCTGAACAACAAAACAGAGTTATTGCTAAGAATGGAAGGAAACTTCCAGGTAATGAACACTTAGGTTCGTTTGGGTGTGACTCTTATGATATTTCAGGAGTAACAGTGGGTAGCGGTTCTAATGGATCATTACATGGTATGACTAAGTTTAATATGGATGAGTGGCCAAGTAATCACTTTTTTTTAGAATACATAGCTCGACCACAAACTGCTGAGATATTTTTTGAAGAAGTCTTAATGGCATGTGTTTTTTATGGTATGCCAATATTGGTTGAAAATAACAAACCTCGATTACTTTATCATTTTAAAAATAGAGGGTATAGAGGATTTAGTTTAAACAGACCAGATAAAACATTTAATAAACTATCTAAAACTGAAAAAGAATTAGGAGGTATACCAAATACATCAGAGGATGTTAAACAAGCTCATGCATCTGCAATTGAGTCTTATATAGAAAAACATATAGGTTTAGATATGGAGGGTACTTTCCGAGAAAAAGATGATATGGGTATGATGTATTTTCAAAGAACATTAGAAGACTGGGCTAAGTTTGATATTAATAACAGAACAAGGTTTGATGCTGCTATAAGTAGTGGGTTGGCCATCATGGCAAATCAAAAACACTTATACACTCCGACAAAAGAAAAGTCAAAAATTAGCATTAACTTTGCAAGGTATAACAACAAAAGTTCAGTAAGTCAATTACTTAATAGATGAAGAAGGTAAATATAGATATTAAGGCTGCTGCATTTCCAGATCAATTTGTTTCTGATTCCGAAAAAGCTACAGTAGAATATGGGTTACAAGTAGGTCAAGCTATACAGTACGAATGGTTTCGTAGAGATAGTAACTCTTGTAGATTTTATAGCCAATGGGCAGAGTTTAATAAATTAAGACTCTATGCTCGTGGAGAGCAGTCTATTGCTAAATATAAAAATGAATTAGCAATAGATGGTGATTTATCTTATCTTAATTTAGACTGGACACCAGTTCCTATTATTCCTAAGTTTATTGATATTGTAGTTAATGGAATGCAAGATCGTATGTTCAAAGTAAAAACATATGCTCAAGACGCGTTGTCTGCAGAAAAAAGAAGTCAGTTTCAAGAAATGGTAGAAGGAGATATGTTAGCAAAACCTATCTTAACACAAATGACTCAAGATTTTGGCATTGATGTATTCAATGTTCCTGAAGAAGAATTACCTGAAACTGGAGAAGAACTTGAGTTGTTTATGAATTTAAAATATAAACCTGCAATAGAAATAGCTTGTGAAGAAGCGGTTAATACATTATTAGCTGAAAATCATTATGATGATACTCGTAAAAGAGTTGATTATGATATGGCTACTTTAGGTATCGGTATTACTAAACACGAGTTTTTGCAAGGACAAGGTGTAAAAATAAGTTATGTTGATCCTGTTAATGTGGTTTATAGTTACACAGAAGACCCATACTTTAAAGATTGTTTTTATTGGGGGGAAATTAAAACAGTTCCTATAGGAGAATTACTTAAAATTGATCCAGAGTTAACTAATGAAGATTTAGAAGAAATATCTAAATATAGTCAATCGTGGTATAACTATTATCAAACTGCACAGATGTATGAAAACAGTATGTTTTATAGAGACACTGCAACTTTGATGTATTTTAATTATAAAAGCACTAATTCTTTTGTTTATAAAAGAAAAAGAATGGAAGATGGTACATATAAAACTGTAGAAAAAGATGATCAGTTTAATCCTCCAGCAGAAATGATGGAAGAAGGAAAGTTTGAAAAGGTAGAAAAAAAGATTGATGTATGGTATGAAGGTGTAATGGTAATGGGTACAAATATTATTTTGCAGTGGCAAATGATGGAGAATATGGTAAGACCAAAATCTGCAAATCAATTTGCTATGCCAAATTATGTGGCTTGTGCACCAAGAAGTTACAAAGGTATGATGGAGTCATTGTGTAAAAGAATGATACCTTTCGCTGACTTAATTCAAATTACTCATTTGAAAATCCAACAAGTAGTTTCCAGAGTTGTACCTGATGGTGTATTTATTGATGCCGATGGTTTAAACGAAGTAGACTTAGGAACTGGACAAGCCTATAATCCTGAAGATGCGTTACGATTATATTTTCAAACTGGTAGTGTTGTAGGTAGAAGTTACACTGGTGATGGCGAATTTAATAATGCAAGAGTTCCTATTCAACAGTTAACTGCTAACAGTGGAGGTGGAAAACTTCAAATGTTAATTGGCAACTACAATCATTACTTAGATATGATTCGTACTGTTACTGGTTTAAATGAAGCTCGAGACGCTTCAGTACCAGATCCAAATTCTTTGGTTGGTGTACAAAAGTTAGCTGCACTTAATTCTAATGTAGCAACAAGACATATATTAGATGGAAGTTTATTTATTGCAAGAAGAATGGCAGAGTGTTTAACAATAAGAACTGCTGATATTTTAAAGTATGCAGATTTCAAAGATGAGTTTGCGATGCAAATAGGAAAATATAATCTTGCAATATTAGAAGACATAAAAGATTTATATATCTATGATTTTGGTGTGTTTATAGAACTTGCTCCTGATGAAGAGCAAAAAGCAATGTTAGAACAAAACATTCAAATGGCATTATCAAAAGAAAATATTAGTTTAGAAGATGCTATTGATATTAGAGAAATACATAATATTAAAATGGCTAATCAATTGTTGAAAGTTAAGAGAAAGAAAAAACAAGAAGCTGAGCAACAACAACAAATGATGCAACAACAAATGCAGGCCCAACAAGCTATGCAACAACAACAAGCTGCAGCAGAGATTGCAATGCAGAAACAAAAAATGGAGACTGAAGGTAAAATTGCAGTAGAACAAGCTAAGATACAGTATGAAATACAAAAGCTGACTGCAGAGAAAGAACTTAAATTAGCTCTAATGGCGGAGGAGTTTTCTTACAATATGCAACTAAAAGGCTTGGAACAACAAGCAATTGATACAAGAGAAGAAGCTAAAGAGCAAGGTAAGTCAGAGAGAATCAGTCAACAATCTACAGAAACATCTAAAATGATTGAACAGAAGAAAAGAGATTTACCTTCTATTAATTTTGAATCAAATGAAGATAGTTTAGATGGGTTTGATATGGCGGAGTTCGATCCAAGATAAGCCCAAAATTTAGAAAAATAAATGTATAACTTTGTAAAAATTAAATTTAATATAATATGGAATTAAAAGTAAGAGCCATAGATGGCAACGAAAACAAATCGAAAGCTGAAATAGAAGAACAACTTCTACAAAAGCATGAAGATGAAACAAAACAAGAACAGCCACAACAAGTAGAAGAAGTGGTAGAGGAACAACCTAAGAGTGAGGTTGAAGAGAAAACTCCCTCATCAGAGTTAAGTGATGAAGACGTTCTTTCTTTTTTGAAGAATAGATATGACAAAGAAATAAATTCAGTTGATGAACTTTTTACAGAAAAAGAAGTAAATGAACCATTACCTGAAGATGTTTCTGCGTATTTAAAGTATAAGCAAGAAACTGGTCGTGGCATCAGTGATTTCTATAATTTACAAAGAGATTACGATGCTATGGAAGATGATGCTGTACTTGCCGACTATATTGCAACCCAAGAAGATGGGTTAGATGCAATTGACATTCAAGATGTCATGGAGGATAAATTTAGTTTCGATGAGGAACTTGATGATCCAAAAGACATTAAGAAGAAGAAGTTGGCTAAAAAACGAGAACTCGCAAAAGCGAAGAAGTTTTTTAATGAACAAAAAGATAAGTATAAAATTCCTCTTGAGTCAAGTGGGGGTGGATTATCAGAAGATCAAGAAAAACAACTTAATGCTTATAAAGAGGCTCTTGAGAAATCTCAAACGCAAGTTGAGGCAAATAAAAAAATAAGAGATTATTTCCAAGAAGAAACTCAAAAGGTTTTTTCCGATGACTTCAAAGGTTTTGATGTTACTGTAGGAGATGATAATTATACGTATAAGCCAGGTACTGCACAAGAATTATATAATGTTCAATTGGACTTTAACAATTTTGTGCAAAAGTTTGTAGATGATAAAGGTTTGATAAAAGATGCAAATGCATACCACAAAGCTTTATCTGTTGCAAGTAATCCTGACAAATTTGCCAAATACTTTTATGACTTAGGGATGTCACAGGCTGTAGAAAATGTTTCTAAAAAATCTAAAAACATTAATATGGATGTGAGAAAAGCCCCAAGTTATGTTACTAAGGATGGTTTAAAAATTAGAGCTGTTCAAAGTAGCAATAATGATAGTGGAAGAGGACTCAAAATTAGAAGTATTAAAAAAATGTAAAACAATTTAAAAATTAAAATTATGGCAGTAAATGTAGCCCCTGGTTTTGATTTGCAACCAAGTAGTCAGCAAGTACCGCTTTCTACAAATTATATTACAGACTTTAATTTCTTGAATCAGTATTTACCTGATACATTTGAAAAAGAGTTTGAAAGATATGGCAATCGATCAATAGCTTCCTTCCTAAGAATGGTAGGAGCTGAAATGCCTTCTAACTCTGACCTTATTAAATGGGCAGAGCAAGGAAGACTACACGTTAAATATCAGAATTGTACTTCAGGTGCAGGAGCAGCCGCAGCAAATGGTGTGTGGACAATTCCTAATAACATTACTAACTTTAACCCTGCATTAGCTGGTTCTCCAAATTCTGCAGCTCTTAGAGTTGGTCAAACTGTAATGATTTCTGACAAGACTGCAGGTTCAAACCTCAGTAACAAAGGAATCGTAACTGTTGGACCTGGTTCTGGTGGTAATGCAGTTAATCAAGTAACAATTGCTTACTATGAGGCTGGAGGCCAAGCAGTAGCAGCAGCAGTTGCTTGTGATATTTTCGTATATGGTTCTGAATTTAACAAAGGAACTAATGGAATGCAAGGATCTCTTGAAGCTGATGACTTCATCTTTGACAACAAGCCAATTATTATCAAGGACAAATACAATGTATCTGGTTCTGATATGGCTCAAATCGGATGGATTGAAGTTACTACAGAAAATGGAGCATCTGGATATTTATGGTATCTAAAGTCTGAGCATGAAACAAGACTAAGATTCGAAGATTACTTAGAAACTGCAATGATTGAAGCAGTTCCTGCAGAAGCAGCTTCTGGTGCTGGTGACTTCTTACAAGGAGTTGGTGCTGGTGCGTCTGTAGCAAACCTTAATGGTTCTGATGGTATCTTCTTCGTAGTAGGAGCAAGAGGTAATGTTTGGGGTGGAGGAAATCCTTCTTCTCTTGCAGACTTCGACTCAGTTATTTCAAGATTAGACAAGCAAGGTTCTATTGAGGAAAATGTAATTTTCTTAAACAGAAACTTCTCGTTTGATATCGATGATATGTTAGCACAGCAAAATTCTTATGGAGCTGGTGGTACATCTTATGGATTATTTGACAATGATGAAGAAATGGCACTTAATCTTGGATTCACTGGATTCAGAAGAGGCTATGACATCTACAAGTCAGACTGGAAATATCTAAACGATCCTACAATGAGAGGTGGTATCGTAGGTGGAAAAGTTAATGGACTATTAGTCCCTGCTGGTTCTACTACAGTATACGATCAAATCTTAGGTAAAAATGCTAAGAGACCATTCTTACATGTAAGATATAGAGCTTCCGAAACTGAAGACAGAAGATATAAAACTTGGATCACTGGTTCTGCTGGTGGAGCAAGAACTTCTGACTTAGATGCGATGGAAGTAAACTTCTTGAGTGAGAGAGCTGTATGTACTTTAGGTGCAAACAACTTCTTCTTATTCCAAGATGCTTAATATTTAATCAATAATTAGGGGAGGATGTCTCCTCCCCTTTTTATTTTATTTAATCAAATTAAAATTTAATATAATGAAAAAGACAAAAAAACAACCTTTGGTAGATAAATTCTACAAATTAAAAAGAGATGCCGCACCACTTACCTATATGTTGGCATCGAGAAACTCAGCAAGATATCCTTTAATGTGGTTTGATGAAGAACAAAACGTCAATAGACCACTTAGGTATGCTAAAAATCAAAAGTCACCTTTTGAAGATGAACAAGATGGAAATGCAATCTTAGAACCAATTCTGTTTGAAGATGGTATTTTACATGTTGCTAAAACCAATCAAGTATTACAACAATTTTTATATTATCATCCACAAAGAAACTATGTGTATGAAGAAATAAACAAGGAGCAAGATGCTGCGGAAGAATTAGAAATAGTAGAGTTAGGTTTAGATGCTCAAGTTATGGCGAAAAACTTAGAGTTTGAAAAACTTGTTTCTGTATGTAGAGTTCTTCTTGGCAGTGGTGTAGATAAGAAAACTTCAACTGAATTAAAAAGAGATATATTATTATATGCTAAAAACAATCCTATTGATTTCTTAGACACACTTAACGATCCGATGTTAGATTTACAAGATGATGTATATAAGTTTTTTGATAATGGGTTCTTAACATTTAGAAACCAATCTAAAGATGTATACTTTGATTTACCAAAAAATAAAAAGAAACTATTAACAGTTCCTTTTGGTGAAGACCCATACTTTATAGTTGCATCACACTTTCAAAGTGATGATGGTGTTGAGATATATAAACTCTTACAAAGAAGGCTTAAAAAAGATAAATAAGGTTTCATATCTTTGTGGTATTGTTTAACCCATTAAAATTTTTAACTATGGTAAAATATCTAAAAGTCAGTTTAAGCGACGCTTATCATTTAATTCCTATTCAAAGTATTTTAGGAATTGAAGTAGGAGCAAATACGGAAGTAAAAATCCTTACTCACAATGTGGGACATACTGCTACAGGTGTATCTGAAGTTTTAGGCTACAAAATCACTGCTACTACAGCAGCAGATGCAGCTAAGACTAAAGAGCAACTTAACAGTATTGTGGATGCTATCGAAGATGCACTACAGACAAGCTGGACAAACCCTTACTATTTACTTGAGCCTAAGTATGCTATTACAGCTATTGCTCAAATAGAAGAAGAGTGGTCTGCATAAGACAACTTAACTAAAGGTAGAAAGGGGCTTAAATATTTAGGCCTCTTTTTTTTTTATTATCTTTGTACAAACTCAACTTACAATGATAAACGAAGTAAGAAACACAGTATTAGCTATTGCTAATAAGAACAACTATGGCTACATATCTCCACAAGATTTTAATCTATATTGTGAACAAGCACAGTTGGATATATTTGAAGATTATTTTTATCAATATAACAATTGGATTAATAAAGAGAACGCGAGAATATCAGGAACAGGATATGCAAACATAGTTAAAGGTTTAGAAGAAGTAGCAGATAGTTTTTCAGCTGAGGTATTTTTAGATCAGACTGTGGCTAATTTAAATAATGCCAACCTCTATAATCTACCTCAAGATTACTATTTAATAAATAAAGTTTTTTATTATCCCTCTGCAAGATTTAGTGGTACTACGACTGGAGCTCAGGGTTACAAGTTAATAGATGCAACTGGTGGTTTTGTGCCTTCACCGGCAAATCCTTTATTTGAGCAAAATCCACCCATAGGGAGCATTATAGTTAACACCTCTTCTAACCCCATCTCACAAGCATATGTTACTGCAGTGGATAGTACCACAACTTTAAGTTTAAGTGCAGATATAACTAATGCTGTAGCACAGAATTATGTGGTATACACTAATACCAATATAACTGAAGTAGAAAGGGTTAATCAACAGAAAATATATATGTTGACAAGCTCTAACTTGACTTCCCCTACAACTCAGTTTCCCGCGTATGTTTTAGGCGGAGCTACATCTAATGTACAAGCTGGACCTAACTCTGCAATAGGAAATACTATTACAGTTTATCCAAGTACAATTAGACAAAAGGGAGCAGTACAAGTACAGTATATAAGATATCCAGTTACACCAAATTGGACATATGTAACATTAACTGGTGGTGAGCCTTTATTTAATGATACTGCAGCAGACTATCAAGACTTTGAATTACCATTGTCTGATCAACCAGGTTTGATTGCAAAAATATGTCAATACATTGGTGTAGAGATTAGAGAAGCAGATGTCTATGAGTTTGGAAAACAAGAAATAGTCCAAGACAACCAAATACAAACATAAAAGATGGCATATATAACACAATATACATATTACGAAAATAATGGTAACACTCCCACAGATGCTAATCTTGGTTCTTATCAGTATGTTTCTTTGCAAGATATAGTCAATAACTTTATGTTAATATATCAAGGTAATCACGAACTGGTAAATAACTTAGAAAGATATCAAGTTTTATTTCATGCTAAAAGAGGTATACAAGAATTGAACTATGATGCGATGAAAGAAATTAAAGTTCTTCAGTTAACTTTAGACCATAACTTTAGCTATCCTTTACCATCTGATTATGTTAACTGGGTGAGAATATCTCAGTATAAGGATGGGGTACTTTACCCTTTGACTGAAAATATACAAACTAATTTTAGTTCAGCTTATCTACAAGACAACAACTCTGAGTTGTTGTTTGATCAGAATGGTAATGTTTTAAGACCACAAGATTCTCAAGTAGATTTAAGTAGAGCAACAAGATCAATTTATCTTAACAATGACAGTGATTTTGATGGGTGTGAGGGGTATTGCATAGATGGGTGTTGGTATTTTGATTATAGAGTAGGAGCAAGATTTGGACTTAATACTGAAACTGCTAATATAAACCCTACATTTAAAGTTGATAAACAAGCAGGTAAAATTTATTTTAGCTCTGCGGCAGGAACAGATTCAATAGTATTAGAATATGTGTCCGATGGTATGGAAAATGGTGATGACTCACAAGTCAGTGTCAATAAGTTGTTCGAAGAATATTTGTATGCTTATATAAAGTATGCCATTTTAAATGGTCGATTTGGAGTTCAAGAGTACATTGTTAATAGAGCAAGAAAAGATAAGTCTTCTTTATTAAGAAATGCAAAACTAAGATTAAGTAATATACATCCTGGTAGACTCTTAATGAATTTAAGAGGCCAGAATAAATGGATTAAATAATGGCATTAGAAAATGTAGTATTTGTACAAGGTAGAATGAATAAGTCTATCGATGAAAGGCTTCTACCTCAAGGAGAGTATATAGATGCTCAGAATGTTCGTTTGGGTTCAACTGAAACCACAGAGGTTGGTGCAGTAGAAAACTCACGAGGCAATACACAATTAACTACATTAGCTTTTGGAGGACAAAATTTTTCAGTTAATGCTACATGTATTGGTGCTTATGAAGATGGTATAACTGAAACTATATATTGGTTTGTGCACGATCCTAATAACCCAACAAGTGGTGGTAGATTAGATGCTATTGTTTCTTATAACACACAAAATCAAAGTATAACTTATCATGTTGTTTCTTCAAGTATTTTAAACTTTCAACCTACTTATTTAATTACTGGAGTAAATCTTATTGATGATTTATTATTTTTTACAGATGATATAAATCCCCCAAGAAAAATAAATATAAATAGAAGTTATCCATATCCACCAAGCCCAGGATATGCAGATGTTTTAGTTGAAGAAGATTTTAATGTAATACAAAAGATACCAGGCTATGGAGCTGCAGATACTTTATCTGCTCCTTCCTTAGAATTAGTAACTGTAAATGGACAAGAAAATTATTTAGAAAATAGATTTATTTCATTTGCATATAGATATAGATATCAAGATGATGAATATAGTGCTACATCTTTATTTAGTTTACCTGCATTTCAACCTAATAATTTTTTATTTAGTCCTTCTAATTATGTAAATGAAGGAATGTTAAATAGGTTTAATGCAGTTAATGTATCATTTAATACTGGTTCTTCAAGAGTAAAACAAGTAGACTTGTTATACAAAGACTCAAACACTAATAGTATATATGTAATAGAGAGATTTGATAAAGATGATTATGGATGGGCAAATAATACCACACAAACATTTTTGTTTACTAACAGTAAAATTTATACAACATTAGGATCAGATGAGTTATTAAGACTTTATGATAATGTACCCAGGACTTCAAAAGCCCAAACCATTATGGGTAACAGACTTATCTATGGTAACTATGTGGATGGGTATAATATGACTAATGCAAATGGTGGAAGAATATCGGTAGATTATAGTACATCATTAAAGTCTGAAGATATAGATTTTGAAATATTACCTGATGCAACATTATCCCAAGGTATTGCATATACTTTGTCAGGTTCAAGTATACAGTACAACAATTCATTAGCTACATTTAATTTAACTGACATTGCTGATAAGTTAAAAAAAGATGGTATCATAAGATTTGTATTTAGAGTTACAACCGATCAGTTAAATGGAGATACAGCTAACCCTTGTTACTTACCAACTTTTAGTAATGGTGATGTACAACTTACATTAAACTTTACTTTACCATCTGATTATAATAGTGTATATGATATGGTTAATAGTAGTGAGTTTCAAGCAAGATTAGGAACTGTATTAAACTCTAATTTTCAACCTATTTCAACTTGTGCAAATGGCACATCAGTAACTGATAATTTTAACTGTGCTCTTTCTGTACCTACTAACTGTCCTGGATGGACTAAACATAATAGTAGTATTACTGACGCAAGTTCTCAACAAGGATGGGCTCTAACAACATCACCTGGTTCAAACAATGTTTCATTTCAACCTATTGCAATGAACTTTAGAGAAACCAATGCTCCAGTAACAAACTTATTTGAATACTTTAGGTTTGAATCTGCATCGGTTACTTTCAGTGCTATATCTGATATGGGTAGTTTACATAGTAACAGAGACTATGAAACTGGTATTGTATATATGGACAACTATGGTAGAGCTTCTACTGTAATGGTTTCTGAATACAACACAATATTCGTACCTGCAGAAAATGCAGATAAAAAAAATTCTATACAAGCTCGTATTAGTAGTTTACCACCTTCGTGGGCTTCAAGATATAAGTTTGTAGTAAAGCCAAGTAAAGGTAATTATGAAATTATATATAGTAATTTCTTTTATGTAAGACCAAGTAACAATGTGGTTTACTTCAAATTAGAAGGTGATAATCAAAACAAATGTAAAAAAGGAGATACACTTATTGTAAAAAGAGATGTTAATGGTCCAAGACAATCATTAACTGAGTGTGAAGTATTAGATATATCTGCAGAAGGTGAAGACTTTTTAGCTACACAAAATGAATTAGGAACTTCAAGTCATCAGATAGCTGGCTTATACATGCAAATAAAAGCACAGAACTTTGCAGTTCAAGGTGATTTAGCTAATCCAGTTATTGAAAATGGAGTTGAAAATTATAGAAGTAAAAATGAAAATAGATGTAATGCTCAAGTAAACTATCCAGCATTTATAACAGAAACCAGTGGACCTACATATGAAGTATATGATGTACCTGCGGGTAGTATTATTGATATAAGATGTGAGTATGGTAGAAATGATAGAAGTGGACAAAACTGTCCTGGTAGGAGATATGTTTTTGATAAACAATATGTAGCATCTCAAAACTTTATTAACTTATATGAGTGGGCAGTAGGAGATGACTTTAATCCAAATACTGGTATTTGGGAGTCAGGAAGTGAACTAACAAGTGTCTTTGTTTCTACTATTGCAGATTCAGCAGCAAATATACAATGTACAAGTCCTAATCCTGCAGAACCAGTGTGGCAGTTTTGGCAGGCTGGATATGCTGGAACAATTGATCCTGCTCAACCATTATACTTATCAGTAAGAAGTGGTATAAAAGGATGTGATAATGTCTTTGGCGATTCATATTCTTACATAGAGTTAGAAATTGTAGTAACAAGAGCAAATGAATTAATAGTTTGGGAGACAGAACCTATTGAAGCAAATGATGAAATATTCTTTGATGCATCTAAAGACTTTCCTATTACAGGAGGTTTTCATATAAGTGGTACTGCTGATGGAGATCAAAACCAAACTGCAACTCAAGATGCAGTAGTAGATATACCATTTATTAATTGTTATACTTTTGGTAATGGAGTTGAAAGTTTTAAAATCTTAGACAAGATAGCTACCAAAAGCTTAGTAATGGGGCAAAGAGCACTTGCGGTTTCTAATGCAGATTATAAAGAAGCTGATAGATTTGCAGGGTTAACATATAGTGGAGTGTTTAGTTATTCTACAAACACTAACAACTTAAATGAATTTAATTTAGGTTTAGTAAACTTTATGGACTTAGAGCAAAACTTCGGACCAGTAATGAAATTACATGGTAGAGAAACAGATATACTCGTACTACAAGAAGATAAAATTAGTTATGTACAACAAGGTAAAGACTTGTTAAGTGATGCAGTTGGTGGAGGAGCAGTTGTTTCTACCCCTGAAGTTTTAGGTAAACAAATAGCAAGAATAGAGGAATATGGTATAAGTTTTAATCCTGAAAGTTTTATTCAATGGGGTGAGACTATGTATTTTACAGACACTAAAAGGTCTGCAGTAATACAATTAGGAGCACAAGGGCAAGTTGGTAGTCCAATAAACATTGTGTCTGATATCGGTATGAGGTCTTGGTTTAGAGATCAATTTGTTGAACACCTTACAACACAAAAGTTAGGTGCATACGATCCATATATGGATGAGTATGTATTAACAACTAATGATATACAAGTACCTTTTCCTACCACACCAATCAAATGTGGTACTACAGTAACAATAAATAATTGTACTGCAGCTAAAACATTTACTATAGATTTCGGTGAGGTAATCGATAGTACAACTACAGTTAGTTTTACAGTGACTGGAACTGCATCTATAACTGGAGTATGGAATGGAAATAATGCAACTCCTAACCCTTTAAATTTAACTAATGCAACTGGTACATTAACATTTAATAAAAACTTAAATACACCAACTACTGCTGAAGTAACTATAACACCAACTGGCAGTTGTTCATTTACATTTACTCCAAATTGTCCAGATGAGACTACTTTAACTATTGTTCAAGTGGTATTAAACTCAAGTCAAGATTCTGGAGACCAAATACATGTAGAATATGGATGGAGTGATACTCAAACAATAAGCCCAATAGCAAGTACCCAATCTACTTTTGGTTCGGTTAGTACAGTAGCATCTACATTTTTCTCTCAGTCAGGGGTTAGATCATTAGGTATATTTCCATATAATGGTGCTAATTTTATGTTGAGAACAAATAAATTAGAGGCAGATAATTATAATGTTGGAGATGGTTCTTATAAATTTAGTTTCTTATCCAGTAACACTCAGTATAATAATACTGTTGCGGATATAGCAACTCTTACATCAAGTGCAAATTTAATTGGTAGTGGTTTAATTACAACCCCTACACCAGATATTTACAAAGCAGACTTAACACCTGCAACAAATCCAGCATTTAATATACCAAGTGGAAATCAATACTTATATTTGATATATGATTTTAGAACAGTAAGTGCACAACCACTATGTTATGACTCAGCTTCTACTACAGATGCTTGTTGTGATTGTACATTTACATGTACTTCTTGGAGTGCTGGATCAAGACAAGATAGTGTGGCAGTAGCATGTCAACAACCATTAAATAAAACATATTATTTTTTAAATCAAGCTACTCCACTAACCTATCCAACTGTAGGAAGTTTAGTATATACAAGCTCAGCCTGTGATGCAACAACTGTATTACCAGCAGGGTTTTATAAATATACATTAGGTTATTTTAAAGTTGACAATAATGGAATAGTAATACAACAAGGAACATGTTAAAATTATGGCTGGAACTATAGGAACATATTATTTTGATGGAACAAGCTTTGCTAATGCAACTATGCTTTACACTGATGCTACATTATCTACAGTAGCACCTAATGGATATTATCAACAAAACGACATTATAAGACAATTAGTCGGTGGACCTGGTAATCCTGTGTTATTACAACCACAAGCATGTGTTTCCTGTAGTGTACCCTGTGGTAGTGGTGTAAATGGTAATGGTGGTACTGGAAAATATTTATTATCTATGAATTTAGGTAATTCAATAGGAGCAGTAAAAGTAACATTTAATCCACAATCAGTGCCCGACAAATGTTCTTGGACATATGATGGAACAACAAAAAGCGAGTATTCTACATCAAGCGAAGGATATTTACAAGGTGTTGTAGGAAAAATAAGCTCTGCTGCTTCATGTACATTAACTATGGATAATGCAAATGGTAGTAATAATCAAACAACAACTGGAACAACTTATTTATATGATGCAGGTAGTAACACTTTTGTAAATCAAGGAACACCAGCAACTTTAGGACCTTATGCTAATCAAGCAGGTGGAGGGGTAACCTTTACAAATAATCCTCCTGGTAACTGTATTATGGTTGTACCAAAACCTAATGCAACACCTGAGACTGTAGATTTTGTTATTGAAGGACCTTGTAGTGGTACAGCTTGGAGCATAGCAGTAGAATGTCCTGCAGCCCTAACAAGTTTTCAAGGAAGTGCGGGAGCTGCATCAAGTAATTTAGCTTGTGCTCAAGACGCAACTACTAATACTTATTACAATATGCCAGTAGGGAGTGGTAGTAGCCCAGGTACTCCGGTGACAACTGACTGGATATTTACTGATGCTAATGGTGTAAACACCGCGGCAGATAATTATTATAAAATAAGTGGAAATAGATATATGCATGTTACAGATGGAGTATGTAGAGGTATATCACCTTGTGTTACGAGTTATTTATCAAGCTCATCAGGAGTCTTTAATGATGTGTGTGGAGGACCAACACCTGGAGTACCAACTCAAACTTACTATCATACAGGTAATGGTGCACTTCCAACGACTGGAGACTTTGCATATTCAAACCCACAAGGTACTGCCGCACTATCTGATGGTTATTATTATTTAGGTGGCACTTCACCAAACAGATATTATATTAGAATAACTGGAGGTGCAGGAGAAGTAACAACACAATCAACTTGTTAAAATTATGGCAACTTATACATTAACATATACAAATAATTCAGGAGTCGATGGAAGAGGTGGATGGCCATCCTTCTATTCGTTTTACCCTGAGTTTATGATAGGAATGAATAGTTACTTTTATTCTTTTAATGAAGGTAATTTATATCGACACAACACCAATAATACAAGAAACGAATATTATGGGCAAGATTATGCTTCTACTATAACAAGTGTATTCAACCCAAGACCTATAAAAGATATTAAGTTGTTTAAAACTATGTCTTACGAAAGTAATCAAGCGTGGTCTTGTACTCAATTAGCTACAGATTTAAGTGCTGGTTCTATGTTAGGAACATACTTTGAACAGAAAGAAGGAGAGTGGTTTACATTTATTAGAAACAATGATGGTGTTGTAAATTGGAGAGAAAGATCTGCAAATGGTATTGGGCAGTGTACAACAGTGGTAGGACCTGCCGCAGCAACTGTAGTGAGTTTTGCATCTGCAGTAGGTAGTATTATAAGTATAGGTGATTTAGCATATGCGGGTACTGGTACACCAGCCTTAGCAGGGGAGATTATAGAAATAGATAATACTGCTCCTGATTTTAGTATAACTTTAGATACCACAATAGCAGGTGCAGTAGTTCCAGCACCTAATACATTTATAGCATATATTAAAAATAGTGTAGCAGAATCACATGGAGCAAGAGGATATTATATGGAGTTTACCTTATCTAATGCACTAACTGTCCCAGTTGAGTTATATTCTGTCGGAAGTAGTGTGATGAAAAGTTATCCATAGTTTTTTATTATCTTTGTCTTATAATGCAATTAAATATACATCCACTCAAAACCACTGACTATGAGGAAATATTATGTAAGTGGTGGAAAGATTGGAGATGGACACCTCCACCTCAAGATTTTTTACCAGAGAATGGTACTGGGGGACTGATGGTTTATGATGAAGACACACCAGTTGTAGCTGGTTATTTATATAATACCAACTCAAATGTTGTATGGATAGATTTTATAGTATCTAATTTTCAATATAAAGATAAGAAAAATAGAAAACTTGCAATCAAATTATTAATTTTAGCATTAGAAGAAAGAACAAAACAATTAGGTAAATATATTTGTTATGCACTCATTAAAAATAAAAGCTTAGTTTCTATATATAAAGAATTAGGTTATACTCAAGGTGATGCATACAGTACCGAATTAATAAAAAGAATATAGAATGGCAGGATTTACTACAATAGCAGCGGGTATCGGAGCAGCCACATCTTTGGGTGGTGGGCTTATGTCTTTTGGTCAGTCCGCAAAAGCATCTAAACAAGCTGCAGATGCACAAAAAAAAGCAGATAGATTAATGGCTCAAGCTCGAAGAGATGCACAGAAAGATGTGTACGAAAAACTTCAAGTTCCATTAGATGCATTTAATGAACAATATAGACAAACCAATCAAGCGGCTACTGCTGGTATACAAGCTTTACAAGAAGGAGATGCAAGAACCCTTGCTGCTGGTATTGGAAATATAACTGGCCAAGTTAATGAGGCTACAGAGAAAACAAGAATAGATAAAGCAGAAGCTTTATTTGGTTTAGATCAAACGAAAGCTACTTCAAAAGAAAACATAAAGCAACAACTTATAGCAATGGATGTAGGTGCAGCTAAAGATGCTGAAATGAAAGCTGCAGATAAAGAAGAAATAGCAGCTCAAAGTTTACAACAAGGTATATCACAAGCTGGTAAAGGATTAGTCGGTGTGGCTGGTGCAACAAGTAAACTATATGGTGACAAAAAAGAATTGACACCTGAAGAGTTAGATGCACTGTTGAAATACATGGGTAGTTAAAAAAAGATTTTATGGCAATATCAGAAAAAAATTTTCAACCTGCAGATTATCAGAAGTATGTAGAAAGAGGTCCTGATTCCTATGTGAATTGGGAAGAGATGTCTACTAAAGTAACCAAACTGTTTACAGATGAGGCTACTCGTAGAGAAAACATAAAAGCTGATATTGATGAGAGAACTCAATCTTTATACGATCAGTTAGCAGAAGTTGAAGTAAACCAGGATGGAAAGTGGAGTGATGAAGTTATATCCTCTGCAAATCAAATTCGTAAAGCATTATCTACATATAATAGTTTATTAAAAAAAGGATCAATCTCTGTTACAGAATATAAAACTCAGATGGAAAGAGTCAAAGGACAAATGTCTGAGTTAAATATTATTACTAAAGAATTAGGGACTTCTTACAATGCTCACACTGAGAGGTTGGCAGTAGGAGAAAATGGAGAGATATTAGCAGCTCCCGATGAGATAGCGGTATTTAACTCTGCAAGTGGATATGGTAAACTAAAAAACACCAAGCTATATATTGATCCAGTTACTATGAATGCATTTATGTATAAGATAAATGAGGATGGAAGTATACCTGATTTTACTAAAAATCCTGAAAAGTTTATGGCTATAAACAATGCCAGGTCTATAATGAATTATACTAATGACAGAAATCAATATGTGGTTTCAGATGTTGCTAAAGGTTTTGCCGATCAAGTTGGTACTTTTATCAATGAAAAATTAATAAAATATATAGGAACAAATAGAGATGGAACATATGTATTGAGTGAAGAAGGAGTGAGATTGATGGAAAGTGATCCAGATATAAAGGCAGATTTTGATGATATAAAAAGTATTGTTTTTGAAAAACTAACTGCAGAAGGTGAAAAAGGTATTGCTAATACCATCGCTACATTAGATGGTAATTACATTATGGCAATGAGTGAAGATGAGTTCAAAGCTAAAGGTGGTACTGACTTAAAATATTTTATTAAAATAAATCCTGATGCGGCGGATGGTATGACATATGAGTTTAGTAGTGCTGCTGCAAGAGATGAGGCTATAACTAAAATTGAAGATAATGTATCTGACAATTTAGAAATAATGTTAGGTAAGAAGGTGGAGAAGACAAATGTAAGTTATGAACCAGATGAATCATCTATAGATAAAAGTGAAGCATCAACAAATGAAAACATTGGAGGTTACTTCCAAGACTTAAAGAATATTGTTGGAGGTGGTGAAGGTGATTTCAGTGCATCAGTTGAAGACTTGAAAGATAGAGCTAACAAAAGATTAGGTAAGGATGGAGAAGGAGTACAGATTACTGATATAACAAGAGAGAAAAACTTTATTACAGTAACTTTTGTAGATGAGGATGGTAATGAAACTACAAAAACTATAGATAGATACAAAAAAGATGAGAATGATCAATACACAGATGAAAAGATAAGTGATTCAGTAATTTATCAAAAACTTAATACTGAGTTGAGACCGAATGACTACACTGATTTATCTTATGATGATTTAGAAAGAAGAGCTAACGAATCAGGGTTTAGTTTTGATTTCGAAGAAGGGACATACTTTGGTGATGAAACCCGAACTAATGTTCCTGCATATACTGAGAAGAACCACAAACCATTTAATGAGCAATCAACAGCAAGTATACCTAAGGGTGGAGGCGATCCAGTAGCAATGACCTATGAAGATAAGATAAACGAGAAGTTAATTTCTTCAAGTTATAGTGGACAGTTGGCTGAATTGAAAACCGTAATACCAAGTGAACTGCAGAGTGCTTTAGAAAAATCTGGTATAGATATGGTAGCAAGTGACTTCACGATAACTGGTACAGATTTATCAGGTGGTAATAATGAATTTACTATAACATATACGAATCCATATAATGGTGCTACAAATACAAGGTCATTTATATTTAACAGTAAGACATCCCCTAATGGAACTAATAACATCATGGCAGCGATGGATGAAGTAATGCAAGATATATTTACACAGGCTAATCAGAATAAAGGGAAAAAGAAAAAAGATGATGATCAAGCACCATAGATATGAATAATAAATATTTAGAACAACTTTATGGATGGATAGACTCAAAGGATAGTTCTTTTAGTGGAAGATACAAGCTGGAAGACTTCGTTACCAATATGGATAATGAAGAGTATGCAGTAAAGATGTATGAGTGGATAGCAAAGAAAGACCCCACATTTCAAAAAAGATACACCTTAGACCTTTTCATTGAGAAGGTAAAAAAAAAAGATTTATCTCCCGACGATCCTATATCAGAAAGCATGGACGATGCTGGACTTGGGGAAGATTCGGAAGAACAGGGTACAGTGTCACCCTCTATACCTTCTGTTTCCCAACCTTCAGAAGGAGAAAGTATTGAATTTGATGAGGAATCATTTAGTATAAATGAAGGAGAAGTAGACAAAGAAACATTCCAAGAATATGATGAGCTACAACAAGAGGAACAAAAGATAAGTGCAGATCCTTTTGAGAATGCACTTAACAATATTACACCCGAATTATTAGCACAAGATGAGGAAGAGTTAGTTCCTGACTTAGCCTACAGATTTGAAAGATATGGCTTTAAGTTTGACCAAGCAGAAATATTTAGGGACTTCGTTAAAATTTCTTCAGACCAAATCGATCCTACCACTGGTAAGCCTTACGAAATCAAAGTTAAGGTAGATAACAAAGATGAAGCAAAAAACCTTCAAGCTGCAAAAGATATCCAAGACTTTATTAGAAAGTATCAAAAGGTAGATACCAGGTTTGAAAAAACCGAAAAAAATTTAGCAGTAAAAGACAGATTACTTCAAAGTGATGCCGAAGTTGAAAACCAGTTTAAAATACTAAACATTGAAGCAGAAGCATTTAATAACAGAGTACAAGCTTATATAAAAAAGAGAAGAGTATATCTACAAAAAAAGGCACAAGCAGACAGTCTAACTCAAGAACAAATCAATACAGATATTGGTCAAAGATTCTTAAAAGACTTAGAACAAGCAAGAGTAATGTTAGATGGTGAAAAAGCAGATTTGTATGCACAGGATGCGTCACTAACAAATAGAGGGTATGAGATAGATATGTTGGTGGGTAAATACTCTGAGATGAAAGCTAAAAAGGGTAGTTTCTTAGGAGCTACATGGAATGGTATTACTTATGGTATATCAAGAATGTCTGAGAGTTATATAGACTATGGTATTACTGCTATGGTAAATGCTATGCCATTTAGCATGATGCTTGGTCAACCTCAATATGAAAAGTCATTTGCTAAGAGAGCTGAAGAGTTAGGTTTCTTTAATCCTGATGATATAAAAGAACCTTTTGAAAGTTTTGAAGCATTTAAACAATCTTTTTCTCCCGAACAAATAAGTGAAATAAATGCTTATATCGAAGACAGAGTATTAAAAAGCAGTAAGTATGATAACATAGAATTTAATGATGATGGTTCAATAACTACTAAACAACTCGATGCTGGAACAAGATACTCTGATTCATACCTAAAAGATAATATTGGTAAGCTTACTGAAGATGGTATGATGAATTTAGTTAGAGAGGGATATATGATGGCTATTGGTAATGAATCCACTACTGCTGAATATAGTGATATGATGAGAGAAGGATTTTGGGGTGGAGCATGGTTAGGACTTGCCGAATCTCTTCCAGCTTTTATTGGACCAGGTGGTTGGGTAGGAAGAACAGCAAAAATGTTTGCACAAGTAGATAGTCATTTACGAGATGAAATGATGAGAGATCCTGACTTTGCAGATATTAGTGAAGCAGAAAGAAAAGCAGTAAGCCTTCCAATTGCAGTTACAGTAGGAGCTTTAGAGTATTTTGGTTTAAGGAATGTAATGAATCAAAAAGGTTTACTAAATAAATATGTCTTAAAAGGATTACAAAAATATAAAGGTGCACATCAAACTCAAGGATTGACATTTAGACAAGTGGTATTAAATGAAATAGAAAGTGATATAGCAAAAGGAGTTCTTATTATTGGGGCAGGTGGATTAGCAGAATTTGAAACTGGTGTTGCTCAAGAGATAGCTGATATCAGTGGTAAAGTGATTTACAATGAAATCAAAGAGAAAGACATGTTTCAAACACCTGAATCAGTTAGAGATGCTATTGGACAAATTATGTATGCTGGAGCACAAGAAGCTGTTGGTGGTTGGGTAATGAGTACAGTTCCTGCAGTTGCTGCGGGTTATGTTGGTAAAGATTATACAGCCATATCCGATCCTATGTTTGAAACTTTTGAAGATATAAGTAATGATGGTACTTTCTATAAAGCATATGTTCAAAAAATTAAAAATGATATTAACAAGGGTGATATTAATAAAGCAGAAGGGCAGTCTTTGTTAGATGCAGTACAAGACATAAGAGGTATAGTACCTAAAGTACCTCAAGACCTCGACACAGAAAGTCGAAAAAAAGCTGTAGGTTTGTTATATAATAAAGCCATCTTACAAAGACAAAGAGAAGCCATTGCTCCTGAGTTAAGAGGAAAGATAGATAAAGAGATAGGGAAAATTGATACTCAGTTAAAAAATTTAATTGAAGGGGCGAGTGCAGTTAAAGGTACTGAAGCTAACATCGAACAAGAAGAAGAGATTACCGATACTCAAGCAAAACAGTACATAGAAAAAGAAAATAAAACAAGGGTTAAGTTAGGTTTACCCCCTATAAAGATGAGCCCTAAGTCTATTGAAGAAGCTAAAGTTGAATTAAAAAAACAAAGAGATGCCAGTAAAGAGCAAAGCCCAGTTCAGGAAACTGGCGAAGTCGAATCCCAATCTACTGAAGAAGTGGCTGAAGGAGTACCCGACCCAGTATCAGAGTCTACCGGAACGAGTAACCAAAAAGGCAAAGGTAAAGTTACCCCGAAGAAAGAGGCGGAAATAGAAGAAGAGGTTGGTGATATACAAGAGTTTGTTGGAGAAACCGAAAC